ACCTGCGCCCGAAATTCATTAGCGAGACCGCCGCAAATCATGCGATTCGTTCCCGCCCAAATCGTGCGACATGGCGGGCACCCCCATCGCTCAAGCGCACCAGCAAGCGCGCCGCCGGCGCCTTGTGTGTAGAGGATATCTAGCCCAGCTCCCGACGTTCGCGTTAGCCACCCACCGGTGCGACGGTAAACGCCGTCCAGTAACTGAAAAATAACAACTTCGCACTTGTCCTTAAACGCGTTGCTGCGCTGAACTTTCGAAACAACGTCACCCACCCACCGCCCCGTGATAACGAACGGATCCGACACGGGCCCCCAAGCAACTCTCCCGCTTGAGTCCGTGTAACGATAGACGGCCACGTTCGTGAACGTCGCGATCTCTGCGTCGTAATGCTCGTCGGTATACGAATCGAGTTCAGGTATCAGTGGAGCCGACAGAAATCCAGACGTGTCCGGCGCCGTTGCGTAGGACCCCGGAATTCCCGAGGCGATTAGCGTTGTCCCATGCGCGCTAGCCACCTGACCAACATCGGGAAGATCGTCGTGATATTGTCCATTTGCGGCAAAATACGGGTGACCCTCACCGACTAGCGCAAGGTAAACATCACGTGCCTTTTGATCGGTGCGCCGTAGAACCGGCAACAACGCAACGAATCCCTTGCGTCGATAAGCCTGCATTCCGATCGGAGGCAACCGCTCGGAATAGACCATATTGCCCACCGCACCGAGATCGCGCCAGCTTGGGCCTACGCCTGGATCCCCCGCAACACATACGGCTGTTTTTGCGCAGAAGCCCTGCCGAGTTGAGGTGTAAGCCGTTGCAGCCGGGGCATCAAAGGTCTTTATGCTTCCGTCTTGACCGGTCAACTCTAGTGAGCGCAACGAAGAGGCGTTGTCGGCGCCGCTATGCGTCCAAAACAACGGCCCATGCACGGGATGCCACAGTGGTTTGGTAGCGGAAGCTCGCCGGGTAGCATATCCCCAATGTGACGCGGGTTGACCACTTTGCAGCGGGTAAACCTGGACGATCTTGCACACAACGCCCCGGATCTTGTCATCCGTATCAGACGCGACATTATTCTTGATCTGCTGCGGAATAACCGCAATCACTGAACCAGCGGGACCGGGACATAGCTCCGCGCGACGGTTGAAGTGCGGAATATACGTTTGCGTGTTCGGCGCGACTGCTTCTGTAAATCGCTCGTAATTCGTACGCGCACCAAAGCCCGAAGCCGTTATCCACTGTGCGCCCACCCTGAAATAGTAATTAGTTTCGGTACCCGAGACGATACTGGCATAGGCAACCGCTACAGCATTGGTTCCCAATAAAGCAAGGGTCATCGTGCCAGAGAATGGCCCGGGTGCGGCATATTGGTAGGAGGCAACATGGTCGCCGGTGGTGCCGTTGAACATGTGCAACCGGTTACGCGGAGACGCCACGATCAACCGATCGAATTCTGGTGCATATACACAATCAAGCGCGTTGCAGCTGAAGTCTTCCGCGAACTGAACAACGCCGGACACTTCGTAGATTCTCACGAACTCGCGCGTTTCTATGTCCCATCGGTAAATAGAAAAAACTGAATTATCGTACCCGTCCGCTTCTCCCCAACCCACCAAATACCGACCTGAACCGGCCAAATGAATCCCCGCATAGCCCGGGCCATTGAAAGGCCCTATTTGGTGCATCTTTCCGCGCTTGACGACCTCTAATCCGTCCGCGCCGCTCAGCAAGGCCCATTCAATGCCAAACGCGGTTGGACCGTATCCCACTGAACCATCGCTAAGACTCCACTCGGCAACAGCCACAATGTCCCCGTTGCCCACATCCAAAAGCGTGCTGTTGCAGTACGAAAGAGCCGGGGTACCGCTCGAAAATAGCTTACGAAATCGCGGAGCCTCAACGCCACTCACGAAATCATGAGACTCACTATGAGTGTGCCACGTCTCATGCTGCCGACGCGCATATGAAAGCCCCGCGTCAGTATTCCACGAGCGATAGATCTGCACGCCACCAAACGCGGCAACGCCGCCCGTGATTGACTCGCCAATACTTCCACTGGGGAATTCCGCAAATCCGGGCGACCTCACGATCTTGCCTTGCTCGTCAAGCATGCAATTTACGAGCTTGGTAATGCGCGGGGGACCAATGCGCGTGTCAGGGGTCTGACTAGGGCCAGTTAGTGGGATGTCAATCCGCGCCATACGAAAACCACGCCTTTCCCGTACTGATAAACCCGCGCATCCGTTGGCTCGGTATCGTGAGAGCCGACGAACCGTTGATAGTTGCGGGCGAAGTCACAACCACAAGCGCGGCGCTAGGGCGCACCACGCGGATCTCGGCGCACGCGTTGCCAGCGGTTGGACTCGGGAGCATCACAGCGCAATCCCCGATTGGGACAAGCATCTCCCAAAGTCCTGCCACGCACGTTGCGGCGTCGACTTGGCGCAATGTGAACCGCGGAAGCCGTTCGAGCGACAGGCTATCAACCGCCCGCGCAACGGCCTCTTCCAGCGATTCAAGCGCGCTCCGCGTGCTTGCGTCACTAACAGCGAAACGCCTCACACGCTCAAGCTTGATGGGCCTCATTGTGTGCGCCCTCGCATGTTGACACGCTGGACGTTGTTCGGGATCCGAGCGCGCAAGCGCGCCGAAACTTCCGCCCAAGCGCGCTCGCGCTCGACCGTGCGGCGCTCGTACAACGCAACGTCATCGTCTCGGATCGCTAGATCGACTCCGACCGCTGCAATGACGTAATCACGTGCCCCGATCTCGTCCCAAATAACCGCCGAGGCCGACGTCAAATAATTCCACGCAGCAAGGCCAAATCCGCGAAATACTCGGGCGGCATCGAGTCGCGGCCAAACCAGAATATTCGCATGCTGTTCGGTGGCCGTCGCGGGGCCCTCAGAATTGACCCCTAGCTGCGCCCATGCGCTCGGGATGCCTGTGGCTCCCGACGGCTGCGCATAGGCCTCTTCCAGGCTCGCGGCGCGAAGCGGAAGCCACCGCGAGCCCACTTGCACAGCAACGCTGCTCACGAGCGTGATGCCCGCGTTGCAGGTGAGGACGTCGCCCGGCAACGTCGCGACCTGTGAAGGTTGCTCAGTAGCTGTGCCGCCGAACGGCGTAAGGAAGTAGGGCGAGCCCTCCCGCGTCGCCCGCTCCCTAAGCCCAACATAGGCGCTATTGATACGCCGCAAAATCGCGGCCTGCGGGTGCCGCGCCTCGAACCCCTCGCAGTCGTATAGGGATCGGATTTCGGTCTCAATATCGCCTAGCTGGACGCTTGCCATCAGTCGACCTCACAACAACGCATTGCGGCGAGAAAAGCGCGCGCCGCCGCTTCATCGTCTTCCGCGGCGCGCAGCTCCCCCATAGCCTCAACGAGCCCCATGGGCAGCTCGTCGGAGGGCTCTTGCTCGGGTGATTCCTCGGGAGCCTCTTCGGACTCCGAAGGACCCTTTGGCTCAAGCCCGAGCATCGCGATCGTTAGTGGTTTCTTGCCCATTCAAACCTCAACGTGAATGGTGATAAAAACCTTGTTTCCGCTTGCCGGATCCGTGTCAGTCGTCCCGACAAGCGTCTTGATTGTGGCGGTTCCCGCGGTCGCATCAATCGCGGTGAGCAGCCAATTGGTAACCGTCTTAGCGGCGCTCAAAAACGACACCTCAACCCATGCGCGGCGCCCCTTCGGGTAGGTGATTGCGTAGGTACCGGCGGCGCTCCTGGTAACGGTGAACGCCGCGTCAGGACTACGAGAGACCGTAGGGGCTCCCGTTGCTCCGATATCGACGATCCCGCGAAATGCAACGACCGGAAACGACGCGCGCGAATAGAGCGGGGATGATTCGGCGCTTGCTGCATGACTTGCCATGATTGCTCCTTTGACCTGCAACGGGGCGACACGCGGCCGCCCCGTTGCGCGTCGTTACGCCGCTAGGGTTCGACCGAGTTTGCCGGGGCACGCCTCTACCGCGGGATAGAGCGCAAGCCGGTATTCGTATTTGTTCGCGTTGTTCTTGCGAAGCATCGTTAGCCCGTCGCCGTTGACGGGTGAGATCATTTTTTCCTGAGGGTATTTCAGAACAAACGCGTCTTTCGACAGCATGTAAATGGCCTTCGACGGCACGGCGCGATCCGAGAATACCTCAATGGTGCCGCCTCCCGTTGCCACCTGGAACGAGCGGAAGCCAAATACAGCATCTTTGCCGAACTCGCGAATACCACGAGCCTCAAGACCGTCGGCGACGTCCTGCCATGTCTCGGGGTTGAGGAAACAGACCTCCGGCTTTCCAAAACCGCGGTTGCTCATACGAGCCGCAAGCCGCTTGATTCGGTACTCGGTAGACTGCCCGAGCACTTCCGCGGAACTCAACCGCACACCCGAAAGCGCCGTGATGTGACGCGTGCGGGTCACGCCGTTGAACACGGTACCGTCTGGATCGCTAGAAGGGCACCAGTCATCAAATCCGTCCACGATCCGGTTGGGCGATGACGTGCCGCCAAAATCACCGTAACGGAACACATACATGGTACCGGTCCAACCGGTAGGCACCGCGGCAGCTCCGCCGTCGGAATCGGAAACCGTAAACGTGCCCTCGTTATGGTTGACGCCGATAACGTAACCAATAGAGCCGGAGCCTAGAAGCGTGTGAGCGGTCGAGCCGCCCGTGTTTGCGCTCGCATGCAGCCACATACCGGGCAGAACGTGCACAATGTCGTCGGCGTTAGTCATAGTGCAAACGCCCGCGTTGATCGTGAACGATCCAAGATTTCGCGCGCGACCTCGCAGCAGATAGGCGTTTAGATTCTGCCCAAATTGCCGGTGCAAATTGTCGATTTCAACGCGTCGCGCCTCAAGGTAAGCGGTGTTTTCGCCATTCGACAATTCCATTAGTTTATTGTCGATTTCTAGATCGGCGTAATAGTCGCCCCAATCAATCACCCAATCCGTTGATTGTGTGCTGCCGCCGCTGGACGCAGCGATCAATTGAGTCGCGGCAAATGACGAACTGATTGCCTGCCCCGCCCCGAATAGGACGGGCGCAATCAACTTCTTGCCTCCGGTGTTTCCGATTTTCTTGATCCAAGCAAGAAAAGCGTTGTCCGTATAAACCAGGGTCTGAACGCGCTGTTCATCGCCGTAATTGAGTTTTAGAAATGCATCAAACGTTGTTAAATCCGCCACTGAAACGCCAGCCTTTCAGCGCACGGGACGTCCGCGTTAGGCCTTGGATTGTGCGTCCATGATCTTGCCGAAATGCCGGATCAACTCATCCGGATCCATCGACTCGACAGGCTTTTGCGGGGCCGTTCCCGTGAGCATCGGAGAAACGCCCTTGCGTTTCGCCGGGCCTTCCGACGCTTTCCCGGTCGGACTGGTAATCGAGGGGGATTTCCCGCCCCTGTCGGTGCTCTCGGCTGAATCCCCGCCGGCGGGACCGAAGACCTCCGACCAGCTCAAATGAGCATCGCGGATCGTCTTCAAAACCTCTTGGGCGGCTTCGGTAGGCGTCAGTTCAACGCCCTTGCCGCCATTGTATCGAATGAGCTGCGCCTGATAGACAGCGCGCACGAAATCGGGCTTCTTTGCAGCCTTCGCCACAAGCGGATCGGTGTCCGTCGCGAGCTCGCCACCAAGCCGCTCGACATACGCGGTTTCTGCCTTGACGCGCGCGGCCTCCGCGGCGCGCGTTTGCTCCTCGTGCGCGCGTTTCTGTGCCTCTTTCTCGCGTTGCTCTTCCCTTCGCTTTAGAGCAATTAGTTCGGGGTCTTTGCCCGCTTGCTGTTCAATGGCGCGCCTGACGATCGCGTCGAAGTCATCGCCAAACGCGGTTTGCAGCGCTCCGCGCACGTCCCCCGATTCGTACGCCTGACGCGCGTTGAAGAGCGGCTCGAACTGTTTTTTGATGTCCGCAATTTTCGCCTGAACGTCCGCTTCGCGCGCGCGTAGCGCCTCCGACTGTTGCGCAATCTTTTGCCGTTCCCTCTGCTGCGCAATGCGGAATTCAGCGAAACGCGAAGCGGGCACCTTGATGCCCTTTGGGTCAATCCCGAGCTTCGCGATCAAGTCTTCAAACTTGCCGGTCTTGGCAAGCTCGCGGAGCTCATCAACGGAAACGGCGGAGCCGGTAGCGTCTTCACTCGATGGCTTCTGCTCGTCGCTCTTATCGTCCGCCGTTGCCGTGCCATCGCTCGGTTGGTCTTCGGTCGCTTCCTCGCCTCCCGCTTTGCTCGCTTTCGTCTCTTCGGCGGCTTCTTTTGCCGCCTGAACGAGCGCGCCGATGTTTTCCTCGGGCGTGAACACGGAAGAAACGGGGGCAACGTGAGCTGTAGTTGGCGCTGCAATTACGGTCATAGACTGGCCCCCATGGGTGACATTGGGGCTCCGGGTGGCGTGGGTGGCATCATTGCTCCGGGTGCGTTCGGAGCGGGCGGGGGAGCCGATAGCGCGGCCATTCGTTGCGCGCGCTTTTGGATCTCACTATCGGCCATTTCGATCCAGCGCAGAAATAGGTCTTTGATCTCGTCTGGGGCGTCGTTTAGCTCGGCGTCCAGGAACGCGTCCACGACTTGCAGCAACGCGTCTTCGAGCCGCATAAACGGCAACGGCGGGCGCACCAAAGGCGAGCCGTCGGCTTTCTTCATCGTCTCGATTTCCTCGGGCGTCGCATCAAGCCAAGACTCGATGTAACGCTCAATAACGTTGCGTTGACGGCTCACACGGTCGAGCTCGCCGGGCAAGTCGAGATAAGAGCGCACCGCCAGCAACGCGTCTTTGCTGAGCGTTCCAGACGCAAAAAGCTCTTCGGCGGTTTGCAGTCGATCCGCTGGTGTGCCCTTGACGCTCGGCGCGGAGGCGATCTGAATGACATAAAGGTCATCTGCAAGATCAACCGCTTCCCATGGAACGGTCTGAAGAAACCCATTACCGGGCCAACGCGCTGAAAACGTTGGATCTTTCTGCGCAAGCTCCCGATAACAAGCCACGTCATGTCGCGCGACTTCGACGAACATTTGCTGATAGGAGCGCCACACCAGCGCGAAGCGCTCGGACTGCAGATCTGCGACCATTCGGATCGCGGATCCCGATTCAATCCCCGGCTGCTTCTGCGCCGTCGCACTCATCTCGTTTACGCCCGAAAACTCATAGGCGGACGCTTTGAGCGTTTGGATTAGCTGCAAATGCGCCGGTGATATCGGCGCGGCCTGCTCAAATTTGGGCGGCACGTTGCCTGCCCAGCGCACGACCGTAGCGTCTTGATTGTCGACGGCCGTGACCGTGTCCGTTTCGTGAATATAAAGCGTGCCCATTCCCGTTAGGCGCACGGTGCGCACGACGCGAGCGAGCACATCATTCATTTCTGAGTCTATTTCAGAAATGTCGTCAATCAACGCGTGCCCGTGCCATCCTGCAAATTCACGCGACCACCGCACGCAGGCAAATGGGAAGGTGTCGCGCTCCCAAGGCTCTTCAATCAGCACGCCGCCAGCAAACGCAAGCACATGCTTTCCGGGGCAGTCGACGGATAGCGGCAACGACCACCACTCGAAACACGGCACCAAATCGCTAACGGGTTTGGAGCCGCTCGGGAATACGTATTCGTTGGCAACCGCTAGTGTCGTCTCAAGTTCCGAGCTTGCGCGGAATTCTTTGAGCGCCTTCTTTTTCTCGGGAAACAGCGCAATTAGCGCCGCGCGACTGATTGACGTTGCCTGAAATAGGTGAGTGGGGCGCCCATACTGGGCATCGCGCGGGTCCACCAACAACTGCCACGGGAACGTGCGCTCGTGAACGACGCGGCCCGCGTCGTTATCCGACCAGACTTTGACCGCCCCAAGCCCGCAAACCGCGGCATCGCGGAAGACGGCGCAGCCTAGATCCCAAATGTCCGAATAGGGCTCTTGAGAGCAAGCCCAAGAGCCCGCAATGCAGGCTTCGAGTTTCGGTCCCTTACGACGCGTTGACCAATCGGCATTAGACGCAACAAACGATATTTTTGGTTGCTGACTGCCCGCGATCTTCGCCGTGACGGTATCGGTCAACGTGCGGCAAAGGTTCCAGCGGATCAGGATCTCTTCGACGTCCAGCGCTTGATTTGGGCCCCGCTCCCACGAGTCAAGGGACGGGATTTTGCGCCCCTCATAGCGGCGAATATTGGCGAGCATGTTGGAGCGACGCGAGTAGTCCGCGTCCCACAATGCGCGACCAATTTTGACAACCTCTTGACCGAGTGCGTCGCCAGTCATTTCGGTCCAGTTATCCACGTCCGCACATTGCACCGCCACACAGTCCCGCGCAACCGCGACGTTTTGCCCGTGTCTAACGCCTTATGCGGTCACTCGGCTAGTGTGTGTGTTAGCGGCGCCTTTGGGGCTTTCCTGCGTTCGCGAACACCGCGGCGCGGCGCGCAGCTTCTTGTCTTTGCTCAAACGCGGGAGTGCCCGGAGGGGGCTCGTCAACGGATGCAACGGTAATCAGCGGACGGATCGCCATAACACCATAACGGACCGCGTCGGACTCATGATCCTCATAGGCTGGATCATGCCCGGTGCGGTCCGGGTTCCACGGCAGCACGCACCATTGACGGGCTAGCGTATCGCACCCGGGAAGATGGATCTTGAGTGCGCCGGTGCGAATCAAATCCCCCGTGAGCACGATCTGAGCAGCGCAGTCCGCCTTGTGCGCCGGCTCGCAGAATATCCCGTAACGCGCCGCCCATTCCGCCGTAAAACCCTTCCCGATCCCTCCGGTGTCCGCGATGATTCGTGCGCCCGGGTACCGCGCGCGCCACTCGCCAACGCGCAGCCCAATCGAACTAGGTGTCGAGTTGTGATAGGTCCGGGTTTCCACGACGCGGATAACCGGATCGCGGGCGCGATAGGCAAGCAATGCAAATGCCGTATCGTCAACGACACCCAGATCGATCGCGAGCACATAGCGCCAGTCGTGACCTGTTAGCGGGCCTTCGATCGCGTTGCGCGCAGCATCGTACGGGTAGCAAAGGGACTCGAGATCTAGGACCCATTCGCCGAGCCACTCACGTCGATAGGTCGGGCTCGTCTCACTCAGGCCCAGCGCTTCACGGCGGCGCCGTAAATACCCGGCGGGATCCTTCAGAAACGGGTTATCAAGCGCCGTCCAGTGGTAGGTCGGCCACGACTGGATCTTGTCTTCCCCGGTCGTGATTGCGTGGAAATAACCGGTAGGGGTGACACCCGGCGTGCCCGTTAGCGCGAGCCACCCGTCGAGATCCATCAATGCAGGGTCAAGGATATCCTCAACCAAATACTGCAGATGCCGGCGCATAGAATCGCACTCGTCAACGGCGGCGCCGGCGTAGCGGGAACCGCGGAATTTCTCTGCGTCTGCCTTGTTCTTGCACCCCGCAACCCAAAGCTTGTGGCCGTTTGGGAATATCCAATAGAGCTGCCCCGCGCGGCTCGTTGGCTTCGGTTCCCAATCAATCGCCTTTCCGATCGTGCGGAGCGCGGTACCGATGATTTCGTTCGCGCGTGCCGCTGAAATAGCGATGAAGACAGAGCACTCGGTCGGGTTATCAATGGCGGTTAGAAAAAAACGCCCTGCAAGACCCGTTGATTTGCCCGCGCGCCGCCCCGCTTGTGCCGCCAAACGCTTGCATGAGTCACAAGCGAAAGCGCGTTGCTTTACGTGTAACGCCTCAGCAACGCGTTTTTTCAACCGCCTCCGGCGGACGATCTCTTCACAAATCGCCCGCTCCCGCGGCCCCAAATTCCCGGTCACTTATCGTTAGGCTTGGATGTCTTTGGTAGGGAGCGCGCGCTTACCCAATCGCGATAAAATACAGTCTGCTGCCCTTTCCGCACCGCCACGAATCCCGCGTCTGCGAGCTCTAGCTCGTCGCAATCCACACCCCGGCACAATATTGTGGGAACCGTGCCAGGGGCGAAGGTTACCGATTGCAATTTAGTACCCATATCGTTCCTCTTTCCTTCAGTTTGCCCGCCCCGAGCCCTTGCTTGCGAGCTCTAGGGCGATTTGCTGCGCTTCCGCGATCAGCTCTTCATCACTCATTGCGGCAACGGAATTGCTCCCGCCCGCTTCACGGCGCTTGTGCTCGAGCACGTCAATAACCCACGCCAAGACCTTCACGATCCCATTGCCGACCGCGTTGATTTCGGCGGGCGTCGCAACCTCGGGTTTCAGATTTGCCGCGACGTTGGCGAGATACGAGATCCCCGCCTCGAGTCCCGCCTTTGCCGAGTCCAGCACATCGCCCGTGACTACGACGACCCGAGGCTCGTCGGGTGGTCTAGGCTCGGGCTTGGGCTTCGGAGCGCCGGCCTTGCGCTCCTGATTGTATCGCATCAACGAACGATAAGAGATCCCGTAGCGGCTCGCGATCTCGGCCGCCGTGGCCTCCCCGGAGTCCAGATCGGCGAGCACGACCCGTTTTTCGTCATCGGTCAGTTTCCGCGCTGGCACTTGTGCCACTCTGGCACATGTCACACGGTGCGCCAATGCCAATGGCATAGGTCGGCACAGTGGGCGGACTAGATTGCAGGGCTAAAGCGCACAAAAGTGAAACGGCCGGGGAGTAAGGCCCCGGCCGTTTCCACGCTTGCCACGTATGTGCCACCTGCGTTTCCCGAAGCGACCAGCAATTTGCTCAACGCGCTTCGAGCGCGTGACTACTGCCACGCCTAGGAGGTCGTGTCTAGTCGCAATAGTCAGCCGGAGCGCACGCCCAACCGCTTCGCGCGGTCGGCATGCAGCACCCGCTTGCGCACTCGTCATCGCTTTCGCAACGCGGCGAGCAACGACCGTCAACGCACACGTCCGAGCCACACCAGTCGGATTTGCCCAGCTGCACACACATAGGCAAACCATCGAACCCCGGATCGCCCGACTCGCAGCCGGCGAGAGCAACGACAGCCAAAAACAGCGGCAGTAAGCGATTCATTTGGATCCCATTTGCACACAGTTTGACAGAGTCCACGGTCGGGACAATGTCCAAAACCCCACGCGTCTTGTTCGAGTCACCGCGTCCGCCCGCGGGCGTCGCGCGCTTGCGCGCGGTACCAATTCTCAGCCGCTAACGCCGCGATCTCGCGCGGGCCTACCCCAGTGAGCAGACGCAGATCCCGCGGCAGCTCCAAATGGGCTGGACCGCCATAGGGGGCCACGTGGTCCAACCAATCCGACCAATCCTTCAAACTGGCGCCAATCGCCGGAGGCGCGGGCATCTCAGACACTCGCAACCCCCAATGCGCGATCGATCTCGACCGCGCTAACGGAACGCGTCGCGATAGCGGACCCACGGATCGCGGCTCGCCCGGTCACGGCCTCGCACAGCGCCCCAAAATCCACCCGCATGCGCGGGGCCGCGTTCTCCGCCTCTTCGCTCTCTCTCTTCATTTTATTTTTTGCCTCTCTCTCTCGTTGGCTGCGCGCGAGATCCAACAGACTGTTTGCTTTATCGGTTTTCAGCGCCGAGATCTGTTTCGGTCGCTCCGGCGGCGCTCCGGCGAGCCAGGGGTCAAGCGGCGCCGTCGCCACGATGTCCGCGATCTCGGCGAGCGTGAAACGCGCATGAAGTCGGCAGATCGCTCGCACATTTCGATCGTCCTTCCAGCGCCCGAGCGGCCCGGCGCGGAGCCCCATTGTGGAACACCATGCCCGATAAGTCTCAATAACAGCCGGGTGGCAGTGGACGCGGTCGACTGCGTTCGGGGCGTTCGAGGGGGCGCGTTCGAGCGCTCGAGACCACTCCGCGAGCACGGCCGCTTGCGGGGTTTCCGGGTTTCGGCTTCCCGCGACGTTGCCCGCTAACGCGCTTTCGCCATGCGGAGCGCAGTCCGTGCCTCCGGAGGCCTCGCA